TTAACGCAACAATGGGCAATCTGGTGGTAATCGACAACGCAACGCCGCCGGAAGTATTTCAATATGAAAGTTTTGTCCGCTCAACGGTTCGCCATCAAGATTAAAAGTGATTTCGTGTGGGGCTTGTATATCAAACCACGACGAAGCGCCTTCGATAATATTCGGGTTATCTTCGTCAGATTTTAATGTTGATACGAGAGCCGGAAGAATTTCATCGCCGGTAAAAATGCGCAGTTGCAGCAAGCCATCGTTAATTAACGCGTTCGGGCACAATTGCTGACCGCCACCGGCCTGACGCCCGTTACCAATACCAATGACCAGGGCGTCACCTTGCCAGTGAAAGTTTTCACCGCGGATCTCACAACGGTCCGGTTGCAGAGTATCCATGCGCATTAAGCCATGAATGATGTAAGAGACGCCACCCAGCGCGGCTTTTAATTTTTCCGGCGTTTCTGTGGTAATACGCGTCCCAAATCCGCCTGTCGCCATATTAATAAAACAGGTTTGTTTGTTGACCTGCGCCATATCTATCGCAATGGCGTCACCGGCAATTGCCAGTTTCAGCGCCTTATCCAGTGCCTCAGGAATCCTTACACTGGTGGCAAAATCATTGGCGGTTCCTAATGGCAAAATTCCTAGCGCGGGTATGTCATCCCCCTCACACTGAATCAACGCCGTAGAAACTTCATTAATGGTGCCATCGCCACCACCGGCAATCACCGTTGCGACGCCCAACTTCCGGGCCTCCTCTACATATCGTGCGGCATCGCCTTTCTCCCAGGTGACCCGCACATGGATCGTCATTCCTTCCTCACGCAACAGCATAATTGCTTCGCGCAATGGTAAATTGTCAGTACTTTTGCCATTAAGAATCAGTAAGCTGGCGGGAAATTCTGCCATGATCGTATGTGCCTTTATGATTGGTCTGTAGATAGTGTAGAGCAGAAAAGAAAAGGTGGAGTCAGAACAGGATGAAAGTCGGAGGATAAAAATCAGTTCAAGTATGGAGGATTCAGTGGTTACCACCAGGAGCTTGCAATGGGGACAGTGAATGTTAACGGTAGCCACCGGTAAATTTCAAAAAAGAGCATATACCTAATATTCAACTAAACAGTGGCATCTTCACTATCTTATTCTAAATATATTAAAGCCCTCATGGGGATACCTGGGCAGGGCTTCATGTTTGTAATTCCTACTTATGTAGGAAATGTTGTACAGAACATTTATTATAATCCTATTCAATTATAATAATCATGCCATTATTATATTTTAACACCAGAGCGTGTCGTTGGTATTTAATGGGGGAAGGTAAGATGAAAAAGATAGCTGCTATATCATTAATTAGTGTTTTTCTTATGTCTGGGTGTGCTGTACATAATGATGAGACAAGTATCGGTAAATTTGGTCTTGCATATAAAAGTAATATTCAGCGTAAACTCGATAACCAATACTACACCGAAGCCGAAGCTTCTTTAGCCAGGGGCAGAATATCTGGTGCAGAAAATATAGTAAAAAATGATGCAGCTCATTTCTGTGTTACTCAGGGCAAAAAAATGCAGATAGTTGACCTGAAGACAGAAGGTGCAGGATTACATGGCGTCGCTCGTCTGACATTCAAATGTGGAGAGTGAGAATATTTTTTGGTAAGCGTCAAACATGCGCGTTCTGGTTGTGCTTAGCCGGAACCTGTGCGAGCACGATGCCGTTACGTGAAAGGCATCGTGCTATGAAGGGAGATTCTATCGATGTGGTCAATGGAAGACGGTCACCTGGGATCAATCCGTCTCTATGGTTTATGCACAAAAAATAAGCCCGTGTAAGGGAGATTTAGGGTGTCACCAGTAGGGGCTTTCAACGGTACAATGCGGGTTTGAGCGGCATAAATTACCACTGAAAGCCCTTAAACGTTACTCTACTGTGGACACTGTGTGGACACTCTCGGCTTCAGTACCACCTCTTAGCGGATTAAGAGAAATGGCGTCCTGAAGGTACTCTGGCGCAAAATGAGCGTAAACCATAGTTTGCTCAATCCGCGTGTGACCTAGTATCCGTTGTAGCGTGATAATACTTCCTCCATTAATCATGAAATGAGTGGCAAAGCTGTGCCTTAGTGCATGTGTGGCTTGCCCCGTTGGCAAATCCGGTTTTATTGCTTTCATTGTTCGTCTGAAGCGAGGGTAATCAGCATCAGGGAATAAAAAACCTCGTTTGTTATCCGCGATCATTTTGGCAACAGCCTCTGAGATCGGGACGGTGCGTGGTTTGTTTGTTTTCGTTTTAACAAACGTGACGCGGTTATGGATGATATTTTCTGCTTTCAAACGAGCTGCTTCTCCCCAACGTGCTCCTGTACTCAGGCAAAGAATCGCAATCTTTTTATTGTCGCCGTCAAGTGCTGCAAGCAGTAAGGCAATTTCTTCCTGTGTGAGATAGCCTGTTTCTGGTTTTTCCTCCTTAAGCCTCTTTGTCCCTCTGATAGGGTGCTCACCAAAGAATAACTCCGCTTCAATCAGGGCTGTAAACATGCCGCTAATACATGTTAAATCACGATTGATACTCGAAGGTTTAATACCCTGACTTCTTCGGGTGGCGCAGTACTGGCTGATAAGGGATTTCGTGATTTGAAATGCGCATGGGTCATTCGTTATTTTTGTGAAGATTTCAATTTTTCCAAGATTAGATTTCCCATGCTCTTCGTGTTTACCCTTTAAATCCCACCAGATCTGTGTCAGTTCCGACAGACGTCGTTTGTCTGTTGGTTTTGATAGCCATTCTTTATTGTGGTGGTTGTACAACGTGTATTTTTCGAAAGCGACAGCTTCGCTTTTCTTATCAAACTTCCTACGGATGCGTTTTCCGTTACGTCCAGTAGGGCGGATGTCCACTTCATATCGACCATCATCGAGTTTTTTGATTGCCATCAGAAAACCCTCCGAGTGGTACTTTTTTTGCTACTACTAATCGCTTTTTTCGTGGTGGCTGAAATTTAGCCACCAATAGTAGGCACTTGTGATGAATATATTCACGATAAATTGTTAACCAGTCTTTTGACCGGAGTGGGGCGACGTTGTTTCGTTTTGCCCAAAGTGTGCGAGAGCGGGCGCAATTTGCCCGGCTTCTGGAGCTACCTGATCAGTCATGAACCACAAAGTATATTTAGTAAATCTGGGATGTTGTAAGACCTTCATTATGGCTTCAACTCCAGCGTTTTTTGACCGGCTCTCATAGCTCGAAAGTGAGCTGTAGGCTACACCAGTTAATTCACTGAATTCTTTACGGTTTAACCTTTCAGATTCACGGATTAGCTTCAACTTCTCCGAAACGTCTATTGACATAATTACTCCGATTGCGTAATTTCTTGCTGATAGTGTGAAATGTTGTGCTTCTGGAGTTATCCTTTTAGGCAATAATTAGCCATTAGGAGCCATTAGAAGCACTAAGGGAGAATCGTAGCAGATGAATAGACAGCTTGTAAGCGTGACTGATGCCGTGCCTTATCAGGAGTTTGCAAAACTCATTGGTAAAACTCCAAGAGCTGTAAGGGGCATGATTGAGAAAGGGAAATTACCAGTTATTGAGATTACTGACCCTCAGTCAGTATCGGGGCGTGCTGGTGAATATTGGGTATACCTTCCGGCATGGAATAACGGACTAAAACTGGCTTATGAAAGCCGTCCTAAAGAGATTCGTGACGGCTGGTTGATGTGGTTAGGTCTCGGTGAACCACGTTAAGGAGAACCGTATGAATGAGCCTCGTTGTATTGCTCAGTTATTGCGTAACGAAAGCCCCAGGGCGATTGACTTCACCATCACCCACGGTAAGGGGCATAAGGGAATCATTATCCGCACCAAAAAACAGAGTCCGTTAAAAAAGGCTCTGACCTTTCTGAAAAGCCGGAGGGTATGGAAATGACAGTGATGACGCTCAATCTCGTTGAAAAACAACCAGTAACTATGCGCCGGATAATTGGTAAGCATCTTGCCGTCCCTCGCTGGCAGGAGACATGTGATTATTATAATCAGATGATGGAGCGCGAACGGCTAACGGTTTGCTTCCATGCGCAGTTAAAACAGCGTCACGCAACGATGCGTTTTGAAGAAATGAACGACGTCGAACGTGAACGACTGGTATGTGCAATTGATGAATTGCGTGGGGCATTCTCAAAACGCCGTCAGGTTGGCGCAAGTGAATATGCATATATTAGTTTTTTAACAGTCAGTCAGCGTCGTACTTTATTTATGCATGCCGGATTGACTGAAAAAGAATTCAACCAGCCATACTGGCGAATTAATGATGAATCATGTTACTGGCATGATGCTTTATTCCGTGCATTACGTGAATTATTCAGCCTGTTTGAGTATGCACCGACAATTCTGACGTCGGTAAAACCAGAGCAATATCTGCATTAAGTAATTAACCAGAGTTTTTAACGCACTTAATTGTGCGGGGCTTCTTTTTGCCTGGAGAAAGTCATGCATACAGTTTCTGAAAATCAGTGCGGTAAATACGCATTACTGCTGCAACAGGCCAGAACCGAAGCACAGGCCGACGCAGCGACGCGCTTTTCTTCTCATCTTGACGCCATGATTCGCCACATCACAAAGGCGGAGTTATCCCGCGTGGAGATAGTCGAGCTGCTCAGTCAGGAGTCGGAAAAATTTCACAATATCGGATTGTCTCGTGGGGAGGTGCTTTGATGTCCTGTTCTCGTTCAATTGTATTACTGAATAACGCCTTAAAAATCGCCGTTATGGAAAATGGCGATTTGTCTCTTATTCAACTTGGTCTTGATAAAGAAAAGCGCGACATAACTGAATCTGTTATCGCGATTTATCAGAGCGAATTAAACCTCCTGTCTGATGTGATCAATTTACTTGTGAAACGCGCTGTATTTCACAAGCAAATTTCCTCAGTGGATGAACTGACAAAATTAACGACAGAACTCGCCAGCTATTGCGCTGATGAATTTAAGAAACTGAACGACAAAAGGAACTGGTAATGCCGGACAACGTAGATTTCATTCAGGAACAACAGGCTGAATTACTGGAGCGCCAGATTAACGCGGCAAGGGTAAAACATTGCTGTGCTTCTGCGCTGGTTTGCGAAGAGTGTGATGCGCCAATACCTGCTGCCCGTCGTGCGGCTTATCCGTCAGCCACGCGTTGTGTTTCCTGCCAGTCAGTCTTTGAAGCAAAAAACAAGCATTACCGGAGAATGGCATGAGTATTCGTATCGAAATTGGCGAACGTTATGTCGTTACCAGTGACAGCTTTCAGTTTATTCTCCACGAGAAAAAGAGAGCGGAAAGCGGTAAAAACGCCGGCCAGGAATGGCTGGCGGTGGTTGGTTATTACCCGAAATTAAGCCAGCTCGTTTCCGGCATGATGCATCACGATATTCTGACCGGAAGCGCAAAATCTTTTGCTGATTTAAACGCGCAGGTTGAGCAACTCAGCAAGCGTTGTTCAGAGGCTTTTGGCTCACATGGCCGTTAAAGCCTCCGGGCGTTTTGTCCCTCCGTCAGCATTTGCCGCAGGCACCGGTAAGGCGTTTACCGGTGCTTATGCATGGAACGCGCCACGCGAGGCTGTCGGGCGCGAAAGACCCCTTACACGTGACGAGATGCGTCAGGTGCAAGGTGTTTTATCCACGATTAACCGCCTGCCTTACTTTTTGCGCTCGCTGTTTACTTCACGCTATGACTACATCCGGCGCAATAAAAGCCCGGTGCACGGGTTTTATTTCCTCACATCCACTTTTCAGCGTCGTTTATGGCCGCGCATTGAGCGTGTGAATCAGCGCCATGAAATGAACACCGACGCGTCGTTGCTGTTTCTGGCAGAGCGTGACCACTATGCGCGCCTGCCGGGAATGAATGACAAGGAGCTGAAAAAGTTTGCTGCCCGTATCTCATCGCAGCTTTTCATGATGTATGAGGAACTCTGCGATGCCTGGGTGGATGCGCATGGCGAAAAAGAATCGCTGTTTACGGATGAGGCGCAGGCACATCTGTATGGTCATGTTGCTGGCGCTGCACGTGCTTTCAATATTTCCCCGCTTTACTGGAAAAAATACCGTAAAGGGCAGATGACCACGAGGCAGGCATATTCTGCCATTGCCCGCCTGTTTAACGATGAGTGGTGGACTCATCAGCTTAAAGGCCAGCGTATGCGCTGGCATGAGGCGTTACTGATTGCTGTCGGGGAGGTCAATAAAGACCGTTCTCCTTATGCCAGTAAACATGCCATTCGTGATGTGCGTGCGCGCCGCCAGGCAAATCTGGAATTTCTTAAATCGTGTGACCTTGAAAACAAGGAAACCGGCGAGCGCATCGACCTTATCAGTAAGGTGATGGGCAGTATTTCTAATCCAGAAATTCGCCGGATGGAGCTGATGAACACCATCGCCGGTATTGAGCGTTACGCCGCCGCAGAGGGTGATGTAGGGATGTTTATCACGCTGACCGCGCCGTCAAAGTATCACCCGACACGTCAGGTCAGAAAAGGCGAAAGTAAAACCGTCCAGCTAAATCACGGCTGGAACGATGAGGCATTTAATCCAAAGGATGCGCAGCGTTATCTCTGCCGTATCTGGAGCCTGATGCGCACGGCATTCAAGGATAATGATTTACAGGCCTACGGTTTGCGTGTTGTTGAACCACACCACGACGGAACGCCGCACTGGCATATGATGCTTTTTTGTAATCCACGCCAGCGTAACCAGATTATTGAAATCATGCGTCGCTACGCGCTCAAAGAGGATGGCGACGAAAGAGGAGCTGCGCGAAACCGTTTTCAGGCAAAACACCTTAACCGGGGCGGTGCTGCGGGATATATCGCGAAATACATCTCAAAAAACATCGACGGCTATGCACTGGATGGTCAGCTCGATAATGATACCGGTAGACCGCTGAAAGACACAGCTGCGGCTGTTACCGCATGGGCGTCAACGTGGCGCATTCCGCAATTTAAAACGGTTGGTCTGCCGACAATGGGGGCTTACCGTGAACTACGCAAATTGCCTCGCGGCGTCAGCATTGCTGATGAGTTTGACGAGCGCGTCGAGGCTGCACGCGCCGCTGCAGACAGTGGTGATTTTGCGTTGTATATCAGCGCGCAGGGCGGGGCAAATGTCCCGCGCGATTGCCAGACTGTCAGGGTCGCCCGTAGCCCGTCGGATGACGTTAACGAGTACGAGGAAGAAGTCGAGAGAGTGGTCGGCATTTACGCGCCGCATCTCGGCGCGCGTCATATTCATATCACCAGAACGACGGACTGGCGCATTGTTCCGAAAGTGCCGGTCGTTGAGCCTTTGACTTTAAAAAGCGGCATCGCCGCGCCTCGGAGTCCTGTCAATAACTGTGGAAAGCTCACCGGTGGTGATACTTCGTTACCGGCTCCCACACCTTCTGAGCACGCCGCAGCAGTGCTTAATCTGGTTGATGACGGTGTTATTGAATGGAATGAACCGGAGGTCGTGAGGGCGCTCAGGGGCGCATTAAAACACGGCCTGAGAAGACCAAACCGTCAGCAAAGAAACGGAAGCCCGTTAAAACCGCATGAAATAGCGCCATCGGCCAGACTGACCCGGTCGGAACGAATGCAAATTACCCGTATCCGCGTTGACCTTGCTCAGAACGGTATCAGGCCACAGCGATGGGAGCTTGAGGCGCTGGCGCGTGGTGCGATGGTGATATTCGATGATAAAAAATATAAGTATGTGGCAAGTAATGTCGATGAGTGGCAGGGTTTTAGTAATGAGTACTTCAGCAAAGAGCTCAAGTAATGGTAGAATTAAATATTGTTGTCTAAATATACATATATGGTTAACTGAACATGAATGTGGTTGATTTATACTCAGGGGTAGGTGGTTTAAGCTTGGGAGCATCACGGGCAGGCTTTAACTTGGTTGGTGCCGTTGAGTTGGATAAGCATGCAATATTTTCCCATGCTCTTAATTTCCCAAATTCAACACATTTACATAAAGATGTTAGCAAACTTTCTGCTCATGATATTCTAACAGCTTGTAATGTTAGTAATATTGATTGTGTCATCGGTGGACCACCTTGTCAGGGATTTAGTACAATTGGTAAAGGGATGGCTAATGACGTCAGAAATGAATTGTATATTCATTTTTTTAGGTTGGTGAGCGAGTTATCACCTGTTTGTTTCTTGGCAGAGAATGTTCCTGGGATAATGAATGAAAAATATGATGCAGTTAGAGAAAAAGCATTCTCATTAGTAAAAGACCGATATGTAATATTGAGCCCAATAAAAGTGAATGCGTCTAATTATGGAGCTCCTACAACTAGAACTAGGATTTTTTTTATCGGATTCAAAAAGGAATTAGCTAATTGTTTAAAAGAATCTGATTTCTTTCCTGTGCAAGATATTGAGCAAACCTTAGTTAAAGATGCTTTATACGGTATTCCTCGTGTTATAAGAAAAGAATGGCAGCAAGAGGAACAAGGCTGGCGTGAAGTTAAGATGGATAGGCAAGGATATTTTTTTGATAGACTTTGGAGTAATGTTCCGAATAATGTTGGTGATCCGGAATCTTTAGAAAAATTAAAAAAAGGGTTGGTCTCCGGTTTCTTGGGAACAATACATACAGATGAGGTTATTAATAGATATAAAAAACTCTCTTTTGGCGAAACTGATAAAATTTCACGATCTCAGAGGTTAAATCCAAATGGTTTCTGTCCGACGCTAAGGGCTGGAACTGGCAGCGATAAGGGCAGTTATCAAGCAGTTAGGCCGATCCATCCAACGCAGGCTAGAGTTATTACTCCACGTGAGGCTGCTCGATTACAAGGTTTTCCTGATTGGTTTAGGTTTCACCCTACTAAGTGGCATAGTTTCAGGCAAATCGGTAATAGCGTTAGCCCATTAGTAGCTGAAGCTATGCTATTACCGTTATATAAATTATGTCAGTTTTCTAAAGAAGAACTTTCGAATACCACGGAATTACTTTGTAATACTCAATAAAGTTTTTAAGGTTACTATTAGCCTCGGCTTCATCATCTCCAATGTAAAAGCCGAGGTCGTTGGTAATTTCTTCATGGTCTTTTGTAGGAAGTCGTTCCTCAATAAAGATTCTCTCACGTAAAGACATCGTGGGAACACTAATGTTTTTGACGGTGCCCCAGTCTCCAGAATAAAAGGGCCAAAAATTAATTCGAGAATTTTGAAGGAAGCTATCTAATTGCATATCACTGTTTTCGAGAACAATGGCAGTAAAGGTAAGCATTTGCTGACCATCTTTGTAAATAAAATTACATAAAGGATGGATCATTATATCTGGTCTACCTGTTAATCCAATACTTATGGCACGTTGAGCTGCTTTTATTAAAAGGTGTGGGTACCTTTTAAAAGTGACATCATCAACAGTTAGATTCACTGGGCAATAATCTTGAGTAAGTAAAGATTGTATTTTTTTTAATCGAAAACGCCTAGGGTCTCTTTCTTGAAAATCTCTTCCTAAAGTTTCAGGAGTTGCATTTAAAGTTATTTTAAATATATCTTTTGGCTTTAACTTACTTACCAATTGAGCAATGTCATTCATTTGCTCATATATTTGGCTTGGTATGGCATAGTCAAGCCAAATTAGAGAAGGTGCAGCGAAGTCGCTTTGAGTAATAAATTCACTGCTACTTAAAGGTTCTTCTCCTAAATCAATACATGATATAGGTTTGTTAAATTTTTGTCGTTTATGAACGTTAGCATCTACCTCTAGAGAGATCATGTTATTGATTTTTAAAGCATTATGCAGTTGTTTGAAGTCTTCTAGAAAAGGGCCACCAAACCCGATATAAACATAATCGGATATGTTTACATAGTTGTTGAGTTTTCTGAGCAACTCAATGAATAGATTTCTTTCGACAGCTTTGTGTTGTCGAAGATGATAAGGAATACTTCCCCCAGTACTCATTTTTTTGCCCTCTCTAAAAAATCTTCAAAGCAATAATTACCAATTTCTGTCGGAGGAACAGAATCATCATCGAAAATGAAAGTGGCAACAGTTTTTATCTCACTCAATCTTCTACTAAATTTTATTTGCTTTAAAGGGTCTGTTTCTTTAGGTATTGGCAATGTTGGTTTGAAACTATTCCCACCAATGGATCTATGCACCCGAGACCATTTATCTTCAGGTACTATGCTATCTAGTTTGTCGTTTGTAAGAGGAATTGTTTTAGATGTGGAACTAAACATTTGCTGGCGTTCTGGAGAGTTACTTTTCCATCTGTTAGTAAAATCTGTAAATATTTTCAAGCCTTCACGCATGAAATCTTTAGTAGCCAAATAGATATCAGAATTACCATCAATGCCTCTCTTGGTAGTAGTAATAGGTAATTTTTCAGCTTCATTAGATGTAAAAATAGCTACGCCTGCAATTCCAACAAATTGTGTGTGATATTGTGGAACTCCTGCTTCACCCCATCCGGTAAGACGTGTCTTGTCCGCATGAACAACAACACGATCATTGCAGATAATAGTCCATCCGGCTTTCTCGGAAGTGTTACGTCCAGTAAGGAATGAATTTTCCTCATCTTCTGTCACAAAATCTCTATAGAATCCAACTGCGATCTTTATTGAAACTCCATTAGTTTCACCTCTGTAAAAATAAGGCGTGATACCACCTTTTTTCGCTGACACAAGAGCTTCGGTATCGATAATTAATGATGTCAGATTTGGCTTGACTTCTATATCATTAATATAGACCTTGAAACCTTTATTAAGAATTAGGCTATAATGGTTTGAAACAGAATTGATTAATTTTTGTTGAAAATCACGATCAACTTTGAAATGGTTTTTTACATCGTCTCTGAGATCGTTAACTATAATTTTTACGCCCGTTGTTTTTAAATCGACATTACCACGTTCGAGATCTAGTTTCCAGTTTTTATCATTGGATAACCATTCTGGAGAAATTGTAACTTTAAATTCCTCGTCTTTTGTTTTACTTAATACTTGCGATGAAGTGCCCAACTTAAAAATAGCTCGCTTCATACCTATCCCATAAACACCAATGGTTGGGATATTATCTATGTCTCTTTCATTTGGTCTTCCCATTCGGAAAGCATAGCTTGTTGCTAAGCTTCCCGAAATTCCGCCACAATTATCTTCAATTGTAAAACCATCTTCATTAAAATTTATTTTTGAGTAAAAACCGTGGTATTTATTTTCTTCGTTTATTTCTTCATTCGATGATGAAATGGAACGAAGAGCGCCATCAAGACAGTTGTCTAATAAGTCAAGAATAGCATCTTGGAGTTCGATATCCCTGGTTAACATTTCTACAAAGAAACGTTTTGCAGGAAAAGCTTCGATGATATCGTTTGCCATAGTTATTTTAGTTCCATCTGTGTGATTACTTATAGATATGTTTACCATAAAACAAGGTACAGATCATCGATGTTTAGCACAACATCTTGAGAGTTTCTTGGTAGCATGAGGGGGATTATGCCGCTTATTTTATGATTTTCAGCTTTGTGCTAATGCATCTAACTGGTGCATGAGTTTGCATTCGCTTTTATTTCAAAGCATGTGGGGGCGTGCTAGTGTTGGTAGAGCTCTGATTTCCTGATGCAACTGCATTAAAACCGCCCCATGAAGCGGGCGGGCGAGGCGGGGAAAGCACTGCGCGCTGGCGGTGGTGCTGATTTTATTTTTTCAGCGTCTCAGCGCGTCGTGACGGCGCTTAGTCTGCCCGTTGAGGCGTTGGTGTGTCTGCGGGGTGTTTTGTGCGGTGGTGAGCGTGTGAGGGCGTGATGACGGGGTGTAAAAAAGCCGCCCGCAGGCGGCGATGTTCAGCCGTTGTCAGTGTCCAGTGAGTAGTTTTTAAATCGGATGACCTCCTGACCGAGCCAGCCGTTTATCTCGCGGATCCTGTCCTGTAACGGGATAAGCTCATTGCGGACAAAGACCTTTGCCACTTTCTCAATATCACCCAGCGACCCGACGTTCTCCGGCTTGCCGCCCATCAACTGAAAGGGGATGCGGTGCGCGTCCAGCAGGTCTGCGGCGCTGGCTTTTTTGATATTAAAAAAATCGTCTTTCGTCGCCACTTCACTGAGCGGGATAATTTTAATGCCGTCGGCTTTTCCCTGCGGGGCGTAGAGAAACAGATTTTTAAAGTTGTTGCGGCCTTTCGACTTCACCATGTTTTCGCGGAGCATTTCGATATCGTTGCGATCCTGCACGGCGTCGGTGACGTACATGATGTATCCGGCATGTGCGCCGTTTTCGTAATACTTGCGGCGGAACAGCGTGGCCGACTCATTCAGCCAGGCAGAGTTAAGGGCGCTGAGATATTCCGGCAGGCCGTACAGCTCCTGATTGATATCCGGCTCCAGCAGGTGAAATACGGAGCCGGGCGCGAAGGCTGTCGGTTCGTTGAAGGACGGCACCCACCAGTAAACATCCTCTTCCACCCCACGGCGGGTATATTTTGCCGGTGAGGTTTCCAGTCTGATGACCTTACCGGTGGTGCTGTAACGCTTTTCCAGAAACGCATTGCCGAACACCAGAAAATCCAGCACAAAGCGGCTGAAATCCTGCTGGGAAAGCCACGGATGCGGGATAAATGTCGAGGCCAGAATATTGCGTTTGACGTAAATCGGTGAGCTGTGATGCACGGCAGCACGCAGACTTTTTGCCAGCCCGGTAAAGCTGACCGGCGGCTCATACCATCTGCCGTTACTGATGCATTCGACGTAATCCAGAATGTCACGGCGGTCGAGTACCGGCACCGGCTCGCCAAAGGTGAATGCCTCCATTTTCGGGGCGCTGGCAGTCATTTTTTTTGCCGCAGGTTGCGGTGTTTTCCCTTTTTTCTTGCTCATCAGTAAAACTCCAGAATGGTGGATGTCAGCGGGGTGCTGATACCGGCGGTGAGTGGCTCATTTAACAGGGCGTGCATGGTCGCCCAGGCGAGGTCGGCGTGGCTGGCTTCCTCGCTGCGGCTGGCTTCATAGGTGGCGCTGCGTCCGCTGCTGGTCATGGTCTTGCGGATAGCCATAAACGAGCTGGTGATGTCGGTGGCGCTGACGTCATATTCCAGACAGCCACGGCGGATAACGTCTTTTGCCTTGAGCACCATTGCGGTTTTCATTTCCGGCGTGTAGCGGATATCACGCGCGGCGGGATAGAACGAGCGCACGAGCTGGAACACGCCGACACCGAGGCCGGTGGCATCAATACCGATGTATTCGACGTTGTATTTTTCGGTGAGTTTGCGGATGGATTCAGCTTGGGTGGCAAAGTCCATGCCTTTCCACTGGTGACGCTCAAGTATTCTGAATTTGCCACCGGCCACCACCGGCGGTGCCAGTACCACGCATCCGGCGCTGTCGCCACGGTGTGACGGGTCGTAACCAATCCATACCGGGCGGGAGCCGAACGGATTGGCGGCAAACGGCGCATAGTCTTCCCATTCTTCCAGCGTGTCGACCATGCAGCGTTGCAGCTCCTCGAACGGGAACACCGATGCCTTGTCGTCAACAAATTCACACATGAACAGGTTTTTAAAATCGTCGGCGCTGTTTTCGCGTTTGAGCTGCTCAATGTCGAACAGCGTGCAGCCGCCTTTCAGGGCATCCTCAATGGTGACAATCTGCCGCCACTGGCCGTCCGCACAGAGAAGCCCACCGGCAAGGGCGTTATGACTGACGTCGATTTCCACACGTTCGGCGGCGCTGGCGCGTCCCCGGTTGAACAGTTCACCTGACCAGAACGGGTAGGCGTCGTGCGCCAGCGTGGACGGGGTGGAGAAATAGGTCGAGCGCAGGTGACTCTGTGAGGCCATACCTGATGCCACCTTACGCAGTACCTGAAAATTCGGGATCCAGAAAATCTCATCGACGTACAGGTCGCCGTTATGGCTCTGCGCGGTGTTGGAGTTTGTGCCGAGAAAAATCAGTTTTGCGCCGTTATTGCCCAGGACAATCGGGTCACCGGTCAGGTCAACGTCAACCAGACGGGCAAAGGCGATGATGTATTCACGGAATACATACGCCTGCGTTTTACTGGCCGACAGAAAAATCTGGTTATGGCCGGTTTTCAGGGCGCGCAGCAGCGCCTCGCGGGAAAAATAAAACGTTGCGCCAATCTGGCGGGATTTCAGGATATCGCGGATGCGGTGCTCAAGCCCGGCGCGATACCAGTGCAACTGATAGTCGAAAGACTGCTCAAAGAAAATCTGCTCCAGCTTTTCGATGGCCTCGTCACTGAAAAAATTCTTTTTCGGTTTGCGACGCCCGCCTTTGTTGCGGTTAGCGACGTTCGGATTAAGGTCTGCCTCGTTGCCGGTCTGACTGTAGCGGTTTATCCGTGCCAGTCGTTCAATCTGGCGTCCGAGCAGGTCAATTTCCTTGAAGTCACCACCGGTTTTCTGCGGTTTGATGATGAGCTGGGTCAGTCGCGCTTCCAGACTCATTTCGACACGGCTGATGGGGGCAACGCTGTCCCAGCCGTCGCGCTGTTTCCAGCTCTGCACCGTCGGGCGTTTCATCTGCAACATGGCGGCAATCTGCGGCACGGAAAACCCCTGCCAGTACAGCAGCGCCGCCTGACGACGCGGGTCGTGTAAAAGAGTGGTGTCTGTGGTGATGGTCATGAATACCTCGCCGTGATGAATACACGGCAAGGCTACTGAGTCGCGCCCTGCGATTCGCTAAGGTGCTGTTGTGTCAGTGATAAGCCATCCGGGACTGATGGCGGAGGATGCGCATCGTCGGGAAACTGATGCCGACATGTGACTCCTCTAATCACTATTCAGGACTCCTGACAATGGCAAAAAAAGTCTCAAAATTCTTTCGTATCGGCGTTGAGGGTGACACCTGTGACGGGCGTGTCATCAGTGCGCAGGATATTCAGGAAATGGCCGAAACCTTTGACCCGCGTGTCTATGGTTGCCGCATTAACCTGGAACATCTGCGCGGCATCCTGCCTGACGGCATTTTTAAACGTTATGGCGATGTGGCCGAACTGAAGGCCGAAAAGATTGACGATGATTCGGCGCTGAAAGGCAAATGGGCGCTGTTTGCGAAAATCACCCCGACCAATGACCTTATCGCGATGAACAAGGCCGCGCAGAAGGTCTACACCTCAATGGAAATTCAGCCGAACTTTGCCAACACCGGCAAATGTTATCTGGTGGGGCTGGCCGTCACCGATGACCCGGCAAGCCTCGGCACGGAATACCTGGAATTCTGCCGCACGGCAAAACACAACCCTCTGAACCGCTTCAAATTAAGCCCTGAAAACCTGATTTCAGTGGCAACGCCTGTTGAGCTGGAATTTGAAGACCTGCCTGAAACCGTGTTCACCGCCCTGACCGAAAAGGTGAAGTCCATTTTTGGCCGCAAACAGGCCAGCGATGATGCCCGTCTGAATGACGTGCATGAAGCGGTGACCGCTGTTGCTGAACATGTGCAGGAAAAACTGAGCGCCACTGAGCAGCGCCTCGCGGAGATGGAAACCGCCTTTTCCGCACTTAAGCAGGAGGTGACTGACAGGGCGGATGAAACCAGCCAGGCATTCACCCGCCTGAAAAACAGTCTCGACCACACCGAAAGTCTGACCCAGCAGCGCCGCAGCAAGGCCACCGGCGGTGGCGGTGACGCCCTGATGACGAACTGCTGACCGGCATCAGTCATCCGGGAAAACCTTCACGATTAACCCTTAATTTCAGGAAAAACTATGCGCCAGGAAACCCGCTTTAAATTTAATGCCTACCTGTCCCGTGTTGCCGAACTGAACGGCATCGACGCCGGTGATGTGTCGAAAAAATTCACCGTTGAACCGTCGGTCACCCAGACCCTGATGAACACCATGCAGGAGTCCTCTGACTTTCTGACCCGCATCAACATTGTGCCGGTCAGCGAAATGAAAGGGGAAAAAATTGGCATCGGTGTCACCGGCTCCATCGCCAGCACCACCGACACCGCCGGTGGCACCGAGCGTCAGCCGAAGGACTTCTCGAAGCTGGCGTCAAACAAGTACGAATGCGACCAGATTAACTTCGATTTTTATATCCGCTACAAAACGCTTGACCTGTGGGCGCGTTATCAGGATTTCCAGCTCCGTGTCCGTAACGCCATTATCAAACGCCAGTCCCTTGATTTCATCATGGCCGGTTTTAACGGCGTGAAGCGTGCCGAAACCTCTGACCGCAGCAGCAATCCGATGTTGCAGGATGTGGCGGTCGGCTGGCTGCAGAAATACCGCAATGAAGCACCGGCGCGCGTGATGAGCAAGGTCACTGACGAGGAAGGTCACACGACCTCTGAGGTCATCCGCGTGGGTAAGGGCGGTGATTATGCCAGCCTTGATGCACTGGTGATGGATGCGACCAACAACCTGATCGAACCGTGGTATCAGGAAGACCCTGACCTTGTGGTGATAGTGGGACGTCAGTTACTGGCGGACAAGTATTTCCCCATCGTTAACAAGGAGCAGGACAACAGCGAAATGCTGGCCGCTGACGTCATCATCAGCCAGAAACGCATCGGCAACCTGCCAGCGGTACGCGTCCCGTACTTCCCGGCGGATGCGATGCTCATCACGAAGCTGGAAAACCTGTCCATCTACTACATGGATGACAGCCATCGCCGCGTGATTGAGGAAAACCCGAAACTCGACCGCGTGGAGAACTACGAGTCAATGAACATTGATTACGTGGTGGAGGACTACGCCGCCGGTTGTCTGGTGGAAAAAATTAAGGTCGGTGATTTCTCCACACCGGCTAAAGCGACCGCAGAGCCGGGAGCGTAACCGATGACGAGTCCCGCACAGCGCCACATGATGCGGGTCTCGGCAGCGATGACCGCGCAGCGGGAAGCCGCCCCGCTGCGACATGCAACTGTCTATGAGCAGATGCTGGTCAAGCTGGCCGCAGACCAGCGCACACTGAAAGCGATTTATTCAAAAGAGCTGAAGGCCGCGAAAAAACGCGAACTGCTGCCGTTCTGGTTGCCGTGGGTGAACGGCGTGCTGGAGCAGGGCAAAGGTGCACAGGATGACATTCTGATGACGGTCATGCTGTGGCGTCTGGATACCGGCGATATTGCCGGTGCGCTGGAGATTGCCCGTTATGCCCTGAAGTACGGTCTGACCATGCCGGGTAAACACCGCCGCACCCCGCCGTACATGTTCACCGAGGAGGTGGCGCTTGCGGCCATGCGCGCTCACGCTGCCGGTGAGTCTGTGGATACCCGCCTGCTGACGGACACCCTTGAACTGACCGCCACGGCTGACATGCCTGATGAAGTGCGCGCAAAGCTGCACAAAATCACCGGTCTGTTTCTGCGTGACGCTGGTGATGCCGCAGGGGCGCTGGCGCACCTGCAACGTGCGACACAGCTCGACTGTCAGGCAGGCGTCAAAAAAGAGATTGAACGACTGGAGCGGGAACTGAAACCGAAGCCGGAGCCACAGCCAAAAGCGGCCACCCGCGCCCCGCGTAAGACCCGGAGTGCGACACCGGCAAAACGTGGACGCCCGAAAAAGAAAGCCAGTTAACAACCGAATGCGCCCCGCGCCAGGGCGGCACGCCGGTCAGTGAGGGTGAATCACCTGACACTGCACCGGCGTCCACCGCCCGACTTTTCAGAGGTAGTCATGATGACGCTGATTATTCCGCGAAAGGAGGCTCCCGTGTCCGGTGAGGGTACGGTGGTCATCCCGCAACCGGCAGGCGACGAGCCGGTGATTAAAAACACGTTCTTTTTTCCCGATATCGACCCGAAGCGCGTCCGGGAACGTATGCGCCTTGAGCAGACCGTCGCCCCCGCCCGTCTGCGAGAGGCCATCAAGTCAGGCATGGCTGAAACGAATGCGGAGCTGTACGAGTACCGCGAACAGAAAATTGCTGCCGGTTTTACGCGTCTGGTGGACGTCCCGGCGGACGACATCGACGGTGAAAGCATCAAAGTTTTTTATTACGAGCGCGCCGTGTGTGCGATGGCGACCGCGTCGCTTTATGAACGTTATCGCGGTGTGGATGCCAGTGCGAAAGGCGACAAGAAGGCCGACAGCATTGACAGCACCATTGATGAACTGTGGCGGGATATGCGCTGGGCGGTGGCGCGTATCCAGGACAAGCCACGCTGCATCGTGAGTCAAATCTGATGAAGACCTTTGCGCTACAGGGCGACACGCTCGACGCCATTTGTGTCCGGTATTACGGGCGCACTGAGGGCGTGGTCGAGGCCGTGCTCGCCGCAAATCCGGGACTGGCTGAACTGGGTGCGGTGCTGCCGCACGGCACCGCCGTCGAACTGCCCGACGTTCAGACCGCGCCCGTGGCTGAAACTGTCAATCTGTGGGAGTAACACATGACAGCAGAAGAAAAAAGCGTCCTGTCGCTTTTCATGATTGGGGTGCTGATTGTTGTCGGCAAGGTGCTTGCCGGTGGTGAACCCATTACCCCGCGTCTGTTTATCGGGCGCATGTTGCTCGGTGGTTTTGTCTCGATGGTTGCCGGTGTTGTTCTGGTGCAGTTCCCTGACCTGTCACTGCCTGCGGTGTGCGGCATCGGCTCCATGCTGGGTATCGCCGGTTATCAGGTGATTGAGATTGCCATTCAGCGCCGCTTTAAGGGCAGGGGGAAACAGTAATGCCGGTAATTAACACGCATCAGAATATCGCCGCCTTTCTCGACATGCTGGCCGTGTCCGAAGGGACGGCGAATCATCCGCTGACGAAAAACCGGGGCTATGACGTGATAGTCACCGGACTGGACGGAAAGCCGGAAATTTTCACCGACTACAGTGACCACCCGTTCGCACATGGCCGACCGGCGAAGGTGTTTAACCGTCGCGGTGAAAAATCAACGGCCTCCGGTCGCTATCAGCAGCTTTACCTGTTCTGGCCGCATTACCGCAAACAGCTTGCCCTGCCGGATTTCAGTCCGTTGTCACAGGACAGACTCGCCATTCAGTTGATCCGCGAACGCGGTGCACTGGATGACATCCGGGCGGGACGTATTGAGCGCGCCATTTCACGCTGTCGCAATATCTGGGCGTCCCTGCCGGGTGCCGGTTACGGTCAGCGTGAGCATTCACTGGAAAAACTGGTCACCGTCTGGCGTACCGCTGGCGGCGTACCGGCTTAAACGGAGTAAACACCATGAAGAAATTATCCCTTTCACTGATGCTGAACGTGTCGCTGGCGCTGATGCTGGCACTGTCCCTGATTTACCCGCAGAGCGTGGCCGTCAGTTTTGTCGCTGCCTGGGCGATTCTGGCGACGGTTATCTGTGTGGTTGCCGGTGGTGTCGGCGTTTATGCCACTGAGTATGTGCTGGAACGCTACGGGCGGGAGCTGCCGCCGGAGTCGCTGGCCGTGAAGATTGTCATGTCGCTGTTTTTGCAGCCAGTGCCGTGGTGCAGACGGGCGGCGGCTCTGGTGGTGATGGTGGCGACATTTATCTCGCTGGTCGCTGCCGGGTGGATTTTTACCGCGCTGATTTATCTCGTGGCGTCGGTGTTCTTCCGGCTGATACGTACGGCCTGCCGTCAACGTCTTGAGGGGCGGGAACCATGTCAAAGCTGATGATTGTGATGGTTGTGTTGTTATCGCTGGCGGTGGCGGGGCTGTTTCTGGCGAAGCATGAAAACGCCAGCCTGCGCGCCTCGCTGGACAGGGTGAACAACGTCGCCAGTGAACAGCAGACGACCATCACCATGCTGAAAAATCAGCTTCATGTTGCCCTCACCAGGGCAGACAAAAACGAGCTGGCGCAGGTGGCACTGCGTCAGGAACTGGAGAACGCCGCGAAGCGTGAAGCACAGCGCGAGAAAACCATCACGAGGTTACTTAATGAAAACGAAGATTTTCGCCGCTGGTACGGCGCTGACCTGCCTGATGCTGTGCGCCGGTTGCACCAGCGCCCCGCCTGCACCGACGCCAGTGATTGTCCACAACGCCTGCCCGAAAGTGAGCCTTTGCCCGATGCCGGGCAGTGACCCGCAGACGAACGGTGATTTAAGTGCCGATATCCGGCAGCTTGAGAACGCGCTGGCACGCTGTGCCAGCCAGGTAAAAATGATTAAACACTGTCAGGACGAAAACGATGCTCAAACCCGACAGCCTGCGCAGGGCGCTGACTGATGCCGTCACGGTGCTGAAAACCAGTCCCGAGATGTTGCGGATATTCGTGGATAACGGGAGTATTGCCTCCACGCTGGCGACGTCGTTGTCATTCGAAAAGCGTTACACGCTCAATGTGATTGTGACCGACTTTACCGGTGATTTTGACCTGCTCATCGTGCCGGTGCTGGCGTGGCTGCGGGAAAATCAGCCCGACATCATGACCACCGACGAAGGTCAGAAAAAAGGTTTCACGTTTTATGCAGACATCAACAATGACAGCAGCTTTGATATCAGCATCAGCCTGATGCTGACCGAGCGCACGCTGGTCAGTGAGGTGGACGGCGCGCTGCATGTGAAGAATATCCCGGAACCCACGCCGCCGGAGCCGGCCACCCGCCCGATGGAGCTTTATATCAATGGCGAACTGGTGAGCAAGTGGGATGAATGAGTTTAAGCGTTTTGAAGACCGGCTGACCGGACTGACTGAGTCGCTGTCACCGTCAGGGCGTCGGCGACTGAGCGCCGAACTGGCGAAACGTCTGCGGCAGAGTCAGCAGCGTCGGGTGATGGCACAGAAAGCCCCGGATGGCACACCCTATGCGCCACGCCAGCAGCAGAGCGCCAGAAAAAAGACCGGTCGTGTTAAGCGAAAAATGTTTGCGAAACTTATCACCAGTCGTTTTTTGCATATCCGCGCCAGCCCGGAACAGGCATCAATGGAATTTTACGGCGGGAAGTCGCCGAAAATCGCCAGTGTGCATCAGTTCGGTCTGTCGGAAGAAACCCGGAAAGACGGTAAGAAAATTGATTATCCGGCGCGTCCTCTGCTCGGCTTTACCGGTGAGGATGTGCAGATGATTGAAGAGTGGATTTGCCCCTATATTTCCAGACATCTGTTATCACTTAACCCATTACAAGCCCGCTGCCGCAGATATTCCCGTGGCGAGCGATAACCCAGCGCACTATGCGGATGCCATTCGTTATAATGCTCGAACGCCTCTGCAAGGTTCTTTGCTGCCGTTAACCCGTCTGGTTTGGGCATGATACTGATGTAGTCACGCTTTATCGTTTTCACGAAGCTCTCTGCTATTCCGTTACTCTCCGGACTCCGCACCGCCGTGTTCTTCGGTTCAAGTCCCAACATCCGGGCGAACTGGCGTGTTTCATTAGCCCGGTAGCATGAACCATTATCCGTCAGCCACTCCACTGGAGACGACGGAAGATCGTTGCCGAAGCGGCGTTCCACCGCTCCCAGCAT